TTCCTCTCTGGTTGTTGTTGCCCTTGGATATAATCCTTTTCGCGGAAGCAATCCAACCCGGGGCCGTAACCCCGGATCAATTACCTGCGGATTGCTGTTTTCCTTTGCATAGGGAGCTACATCATCATATACAATTTTCAGCCCTTCATTGTTCAACACGGCATCGGATAAAATTGTCTGTTTTAAAAACATCTTATGGCCTCCTTTGCGGTGCCTTTGAGATAAACTGTATGGACAGTCCAGACCAACGATTGACCTGTCTACCACTCTCCATTATCGGCCTGTTTTCATCATCACCACTGGTCACATAAGCCTTAAATTCAAGCGTTTCCTGCCCGTATGGGAACACAACCGTATGAAAGTCTGTCGGGGCTGTTATAATGCCGTAGAACGTGTCGTAATCAGTTCTGTAGTTCGGGTCTGGTTCCACGGTCAAGGTGTAATTGTAAAACGTTCCAATAACATCACGGTACATTTCATTATTTAACACTCTTCCGCTATGTTCAGAGTCCGTTACTGCAAAGCTGCGCTTAAGCCCTGTTACCCAAAGACGGAGGTCGACACCGTCTATAGTAAATACTCCATTTCCACTTTCCACGTTATCAACCTCCTGTCGTTACCATTCTAACGCCTACACGCTGTTTTTCGTTGTTGTTATACTTGTACACTAACTGTCCGAATTTTGTACCATCTATAATCATGTCGGCCTGTACAGAGCCACCGCCAATACCTCCCATTTCTCCAATGGCTTCTTTAAATGCCTGCTTCATTGTTTCAAGCGGAGACACTACTTCATAATCCTTGTTGTTATCGCCAAGAATTGCGGCAAATTCTCCGGCTTTTGGAGGTACTACGGTACCGGTTGCTAAACGTGGCATGTTTGCAGAATAAGCAGCATATGGCGCGCTTGAATAAGCTGTTGCATAGGACCGGGCACCGCCGCCGCTAGATGCACTCGTTGCAGAAGACCGTTTGCCTGCATTTACAGCAATCATGGCGGCGGCTATTCCTGCAACTATGGCTCCTGCTGTTAGCGCTGCGAAGGCTGGCCCCCTTACCGCATTTGTTGCAACAGCAAGAGTGGCGGCGGCTCCAGCCGCTAGAAGTAGCATTGAGATAACCTTTTCGGTAGGTGTCATTTTATCCCAATTCTTATACACTTCAAGTGCGCCAGCAACAAGCGCAGCGGCGGCAGCTACAACGCCTAAAAATGACAATTGTGCTATATCTAACTTAGATGCCAATGTTAGCAATGCCCCGCCAAGACCTCCCATTTTAGAAATCATCGTGGTTATTTTCCCAACAAACTCTGCAACTTTCCACGCAGCAAAGAACGCTAGGACATATTCAGTCATAAGAGCAACTTCATCTTTGTGTTTATCTATCCAGTCAGAAAACTCTTTCAGCTTTTCTGTAACCTTTTTGAGTGCGTCTATAATTACTTCCCCGGCCCATTCACCAAAGGGTTTCAGAAATTCTTCCCACAGCCATAAAGCCAACGGTTTCAATGCATCAATCACAGAATTAAGGACTTTAAGCGCTGCTGACACCAAATCAAGTCCTACAGGTAATGCTTTTTCAATGGCCCATTTTGTTAGTGGTAGAAGCACATTATTAAGTAACCAAAGCAATGCGCTTCCAATCACTGATACAACAGGTATAAGACTGGCAAGTACTCCATCAAATGCTATTAATAATGGGCTAAAATCCAATGTAGCTGACCAATTCTTTATTGATTCGGAAGCTTGACGGAAAAATCCAGTAACCAGCAATACTATGTCACCCAAGTGACGCATGATGCTAGTCCCGGTATTTGCATTTATCCATGCCTTGTCAAACTGATTAGCAAGATTCGCCACGGTCAACGCTAAATTGCTGATTGTTATCAGTAAGTCATCTGTGATCGCTTTCCCATACCCTTCATCTTTCCACACCTGCATGAATGACGCTCCTACGTCCTTTGCAAGCTGTTTTAAGCTGCCGAACATAGTTTTTACTGCGCTCACTGTTGATGCCCCGTATTGGTCCCATGAAGCCTTTAAAGGCTGGAATAGATTGGATAGTGTACTTTTTATATCTTCTGCTAATGCCTTGGCTTCATTCTCGACCTTTATTGTCTCAAACATCTGCTCTGGTGTTGGGCCTTTGTATGTATCTGAATCACCAGCCTTTTGAGCCTGTATCAAAGTATCGAATGCAAATGCAGCTTTCTTCACTTCTTTTGCCGCTTCTTTCGCCGCCTTTTGAGTGTCACTAAGACTGGCAGCATAATCTTCTTGTACCGCTACTGCTTTCACGAAGGTATCTTTCCCGGCCAGAGCTGCCATTGTTTGCCCGATCCAGTTGTTTACTTCTGCAAGCTTGGCTATAAAGCTGCTAAGTATGGGTGATACTACTTCTACGATTGGAGCGACCGCCACTGCAAAGCTGTTTTTTAGCATTGTCATGGCAGACAAAAGGGAAGATATTGCTTTATTAGCATCTCCTGAGTATCTGGCCAGATTTTCAAACCCATCTTTGGCAGATTGTATTACCGCCCTCATTCCCATTCTAATAAGCATAAACTTAAACATATTGGAAAGCTTAAAAATGCTCTTAGATAATGGATCAGCCGCTTTCTTTGTGCTACGCATTTCCGAATTCATTTTCTTACCGGAATTTGTAACCTTCCTTTGTTCCTTGTCAGCACCTTTTAATTCTGATTTGTATTTTGCTAATTCAATCTCTGCTCTTTTTAAATTGCCATAAGTTCTATCATATTCGTTGTCACCAAAATACAAGCCTTGCTTTTCTAAGGCATAAATACGCTCCTTAAGTATATCAACTTTATCTGATATGCTTATTACTTCTGCCTCACCACTTGCGAATCCATTACGGATTTTTTCGCCTGCCATCTGTGCAATTACAGGTATGTCAGAAATGGTCTGCTTTACTATGCTAATAGCGTTGTTTAGCATACTTGGGCCGCGTTCTGCTTCCTGAAATTCTTGTTCTATAGCACCAGCTGTTTGCCTTGCCGCCTCTTCCAATTCTTTCTCTTTTGCAATTATCGCATCAACATCACGTCCATATATATCGCGGCGCACACCATCATCTGGAATATTATTTCCACCCTCAAAATGCTGGACTGTTATCTGCGCCATTTGTTCTTCAAGGCTTTGTACACTGGTTTCTGCTTCTCGTGCTGATTCAGCGATATTATCAATCTGTTTAGCGGCAGCGCTGGCCTGTTTTCCTGCACCAGAAAAAGAATTGGCTAACCCGGTGGTCAAATCCTTAACCGCAGCTGTCAATTCGCTTAGTGCTTCCTTTAATGATCCAATGTCATCAATTGCACCATCTTTTTTTATTTCCGTGTTAATTATGACTGTTCCATCTGCTTGGGCCGTCATGCCATCGCTCCTTTCTTCGGCTCCGGCTCTTAGACGCTGGCCTATCCGATAAGTTTTTCAACCGCTTCTCTTTCCTTTTGTTTCTGCTCCCAACCAAGGTCACATAATGCCTGATTTTCCTTGTAAAACTTAGATTCCCACTTCTCAAGCTTTTCGGCTTTGGCTTTCTTCTGCCGAACATTGAGAATGGAAGAATACAGACCGTCACCGCCGATCTGCATATAGGCACCAAAAAAGGTCCACCAGTGCATATACTCCACACTGCGGACCTCGGTACTTATGTTTTTGTTGATTTCTGGGATTATAACGGGCGCATCTTTAAACCAGTCCATTGTTACCGGCTTTGGTTTATTATCTGCAGGGAGATTCGAGTCAATGAACAAACTGGCCTGCTTTATTGCCTCTTCCAAGTGCTCTTGTGGAAGCGTCTCATAATCGATATACAGGACTTCGACAAGTACCTGCGTCTTATCTGCCGCATCTAGCTCCGGGTCACTGTAGGCGGTAAGTATATCAAGCACTACCCTGTAATCAGTGCGAATCTCATACAGTTCGCCACCAACTTTTAATTTTGTTGGCAGGCTGAAAGGATTCATCATTTGTGATATTTCTGCGTGTACTTGCTAGCCCGGTCAACTTTCTGTAATCGTCTTCCTGTTTCTTTCTCAATGACGGACTGAATGGACTTGATGATATTTACCACATAAAATTCTCCAGATTCTAGCGGAGTAAAAGGCCCAGTAATCGAAAAGAATGCCTCTGACACATCAGCATTAAACAGACTATCAATTTCTTTCATAATCTTTGTCCTGGCTTCCAGTAGTTCCTTTTTATCTGTATCTTTGTCGATAGAATTCTCCAGTTCCTGGAATGCGATCACCGCATGGTCATATCTTTCAATCAAACCATCTACGTCAGAGGGGATAAATGTGAACTTACCCAAAATCTCCCCTCTTTTATTCTTGATATTATAAGTCCGGCTACCATCATCGATTACAATGTCATTGCTGTTCTGATGTTGCGGCTTTATCAGTTTATTACTCATGTCCTAATCTCCTTTATAATCCTGATGGGATTTCACCGGCGGTAAATGTAGGATTACCCTCATCAAGGGAAGTCTTTGTTACATATCCTTTCTTCCGTCCGCCATTAAAAGCTAAGTTGTAAGGAATGTTTACACCGGAAGCACCACCGCCATAGCTCTGAGGCTTAACGATAACTTCCTCGATGTATGCCAAGTGGTTGGTGGCTTCGGTATCATCAACAATGACTTCAAGGATTAAGGTCTTGCACTTATCACCCACAAGCCGATCCATAGCGATTTCCCTGAGTTTTGGATAAAGGGGTTCGTCTGGATTTGCATAGTATGGATCAGCATCAATAGATGGCTCATACCCGTTGTCCGTAACCCTGGATTCACCCCATATATTTTTAGATGATGCTGTGTCAGGGTTAAGGCTTACGGATAACTCTTCCATGTCGATACCTACCTTAAACCAAGTCGCAGATGCCACAATATTCTTGAAAGAAGAATCCAAGAAGTGGACTAATGCTTTTCTTTCTAATTTCATATATTTTGCTCCTTTCAGCGATCAAATTCATTTTCATATTCTACTGATACGGGCAGTATCCAATCTTGAACAGCGTTCTTGTTTGGGTCAAGTCCATATGAGTTATCACGGGTAATCTTTTTGATGATTCGTCCTTCGGATAGCTTCGGGTATGTACTCAGTTTGTAAACTGCACCGTTAACGCTAACAGGTTCCTTACATATCCATTTCCCGATACCGTCTAGAAACGTCTGAGCATTCATTTTAACCCGTTCACTGTTTGAACCCACACGATATACCACATAGAACGGATAACGGCAAATCTGGCGCACATGAGCTGTCACAGATTCCTTTTCGCTGTATACCAGTGCTCCATTGTCTGCAGAAAAAGCAATTCCTCCCTTTTCCTGCAAATCTTCAAAAGAGATTATCTCTCCATCAAGTCCCGGATACTGATTAAGCAGATTTTTCATTGCCTCAGTCAGTACATCATACCCGGTAAAATCATTACCTATTGGTTGTAGTTGCTCAGCCACCGTTGCCACCTCCTGCCGTTTTCTTTACGCTCTTTACCCACGCCTTACTATCTTTCTTTTTGGCAGCATCAAACCAGTACGCTTGTGCATTTGGGTGTGCGGTCTTATTAAATACTAAATTCTCTTTTGCTTTTGTCTTACCGCTGTACTGACTGACAAGCACTTTCTTCTCTCCAAGTCTGGCCCATGTGCTACCGGTTATCTCACTGACCATATTCTTACCTTTGTACAAAAATCGCCCTGCTGGACCATAGGCAGCGAATACCACTCCTGAACCTTGTACCGCTCCACTTGCTGCTCTTGTCACGTTAATAAATGACCCTTCTTGCATAGGCATAAATGGTTCCATACTATTCATAACATCACCATCTAGGCCATACTGGGCTTTCTGGTACTGCTTATCAAATCGGGATAGATTAAGCTTGATCTGTATGTCTCCGTCGACTATGGACCACTTTGGAAAATGCTTTGTTGCTGCCATGCTATTTCCCTCCGATCTCAAAGTGCGGAATCAGCTTATACGGTCCACCTACCGTGGTAATCAGGTACACATCGTCATATGTTTTGTTAAGGTAATTCTGAAAGTCCTTTTTATAATCGTCATTATTTATCACCGTTTCAGGGTATTCGCCGCGCATAAACAAATCACCGCTTGCAACTGTTAACGAGCCAGCTAAACTTTCATTCTGTTGCGCCGCCCACTCCTTTGGCCCTTTATATGGCTTTCCTGCGATTGTAATAGTTCCATCAGCCAAGACGTACCTTACGTGTAATTTGGCTGTGTCAGCGCTTTCTAGGCCAGTCTTGGCCACGTTTGCACCCTTGTCTGTATTCAGGTCAACATTATGTAGTATAGTAGGATACCATGTGATACCCTGCGCGGTCTTGTATTTGTTAAAGATTGTCACTGTGTCGGTATACATGGAATCACCTACTTAACTACAAAATTTTCCCACTTTTTATAAGCGTCTACATATGTTTCTGCCTTATCTCCGTTATGCGTAATCTCGTAGTACATTCCATCTGACACTGTAGTGCTAACCAGTGCTTTATTATTTTGGAGAGTTTTGCAGCTCCACACAACAAACACATCATCATTTGTAATCTGCTTTTTATCTGTCTTATCTGCATTGGCGTTGAAATAATCAACAACAATCTTCTTACATAGTTCTAAAAATGTATCGTTTGGCATCGTTTTATTTTCCTTTCTTATAGCCCTGCATATAGCAGTAGCACACCGCAATCATCAGTTACGCCAGTAAGGTATTCTTTCGCCGTATCATAGCAAAGCCTGTTCTGCGCCTGTGTATCTCCGGCAGCGCTAAGTACAGCACTCTTAACAGAAGATGTGGCACTGAATGAAATAGATTCAGCCCCAGCGGTCTTACTTGTGACAATATTGCCGACAATGTTTCCGAATTCATCAGTTCCATATCCACCGGACTGCGCCAACTTTTCCGCCTGTTCAATCTCATGTAGCTTATCAGCCACGGCGCACACGGCTTTCTTTACCTTTGTTGCCGCACGCTCACTGGTAGGGATGCCAGACACCAGACGGTCAAACGTCATAGTGTCCAGCTTATCACTTGCCCTATCTGCTAAGCGGTCAAAATCTCCCTGCGTTGCTATCGCCGTGCCGTAGTACTTTTCCTTATAAAATGTGTAATCCGCGTACGCCATGGCTTAATCTCCTTAACCTCTTGTCTGGATACGTGCAATCGGGATTGCTTTGTGAGGGTAATACTGTTTGCTTGTTGAATGATTGTTAGATGCAAGGGACCAGTTTGCGCCACTTTCAAGTTGCGCATTTGTTGGAGAAATAATGCTGCCGTCAGTGAATGAAATACCATAAGGAGCGAATACCTTTCTCTGTCTGGAATACAGGGTTGTTTCTCCTCCGTTCTTAGCTGGATCTCTATCCATTTCTGCCGGAACCTTTGCACCGCAGTTTGTGTACTCAATCGCACTGTTTCCAAGCACATAGGTTGTATAGCGAATATCCTGAACAACGTACATACCTGCAGCAAGCGTCTTATCTCCGAAATAAGGTGTGACACTGGCAAGATTGATTTCACCAGCAGCCGCACCAGATGCAACAATCTTTAATGCTCCTTCTGCTCCTTCAACCGTATCGAAATATCCAGTCTCCGTTGGCATGTTGTCATCAATCAATACCGCTCTACCATTAAGTGATCCAAGGGTGAGGTCCCTTTCAATTCCCTGCGCATCAGTATATTTCAAGTACGCAATCAATTTAAGGTTTTCAAGGTTGGTTGATATTTGGGAATGCATAACTGCAAGTGCGAACTTACCTTTGTTATCTCCAAGAGCCTTCTGGATACCATTGTTCAGAGTTGTTTCACCAAACTTAGGTACCGCTGAATTGCTGACATCATACGAATGGCCGTTTACAAATTCAAGGTTCTTTGCTCCACTCATACTAAAAATGCCTTTCAGGGTCGAAATGAGAGAACCCTGGTCGATATCGTCCCAATATTCTGCCACTTCACCTGCAGCTGCGCTGTAATCCTCGCCAGAAATATCGGCATTGAAATCCTTCTCAACCCACGCATTTGCCCGGCCGACAACAATACGGCCCATGCTAAAGTTGCCTCTTGCAGATGCTGTAATGTCTGTGCTTCCGTCATAATTGACAGGGGTTCCGCCAATCCTGGCTTTAATCAGGGTGGTAATATAATGACCTCCCGCCTGATCAGGTAACATAGATGCGTACCGTGGAACCTCCACGATTGCGCCGCTCTTTAAAAGAGCATTAAGGTTTAAATTCGGTGTGTTTCTAACTGCTGCGTCAAATACTTCACCGTTAAAATTTACTAAATCAAATAACATATTAAGTCCTCCTTCAATTTACATATACTGAGCTACGTCCAAGTCAGGGTTGGCATTCTTAAGCTTCATAACTTCTGCCATAGGAAGCTTGGTCCCGGCAGGTGGAACTTTGGTCATAGGCTTTGTAAAAGTAGCTTTATTCTGTTCTGCCGCTTGCTGTCCTGGATCAACAAGAATGTTTGGAATCTGGTTTCCATCTTTATCAGACACAAGGGCTTTGAAGATATCGTCAATAGACCGTCCCTTTGCTGTGTTCTTATCCAGTTCCCCCATGAGCTTTCCACGGATACTCTCGGCTGTCAGGTCGTTAACAAACTGCTTGTAGCCCATGAATGATTCCACCGTGGCTTCTAACTGGTGTTTTGCTTCATCGGCAATACGTGCCGCTTTTTCGGTTTCCAGATCCTTTGTCAGCATTGAAATTTGTGTCTTATATTCCTCGAGGTTTACACCATCGAAAGCCTTTAACTGCTCCTGTACAGTGTCCAGAGAGGTTTTATATTCGTCTCTCTTAGCAGTGGCCTTCTCAAACTCTGCAATGGTGCGGTAATTTTCTCTCCATTCCTTATCCAAAGTGGCTTTGTGTTCCTCTGGAACCTCGATTCCAATGCCTGTTAAAATTGCATATATATCTTTCATTGTCTTATCCTCCTGAAATCATTTATTGACCGCTCTTTCAGCGGTAGGGATTAGCCTGTTAGACCACAGACGGGGTAAATGGACCATGTTGTTTGAGTCAACAAAATGGTAATATAAAAGAGCCAATGCATAAGCAAAGGCTCATCTATTACGAATATTGACTATATCAGTGTCTGCCCTGATCCGGTTTCTTATCTCTCTCATGCTATTCCTTTCTTGCATTCTCGTATCGTGTTGCAGCTCCGTTTGCTGCCGCTGACTGTTCTCTGTTCCATCTTGCTATGCTCAGGCGTTCCGGGAGCTTCTTAAGATCATTTTCCGCACAGAATTTGTTATACGCTTCATTATGTTTCCTGAGTAATGCCGCCTTGCGATCATATTCATGCTGTAATTCAAATTTAAGCGGCTCTTCTTTAACGGAATCTACCGCTGCTTTCATTCCAACAAGCTCCTGCTTAGTATTGCGTATCCGGCGTTCTAATGCTCTTTGCTGCTTATTTAAAGCCTCTATTTTTTCATTATCTTCTGTCTGGATATCTGCGTATGGATTGTTAACCCCGTCACCCGGGCCAAAGCTGTGCCGGCAGTTTGCACCGCATAAACCCGTGACCGTTCCGTATCCAGTAGACTTAACGAAATCCGGGAATTGCTTTGTTCTGCCGGTCCGTGAAAAGAATTGCCCTTGCCACCACAAGTGATTCGTTGGATTCATGCCACCACCTCCGGTTCTTGCTCCCAGGTGGGCCGATGTAAGAATAATATCCCAGTCCATTTCCTCCATGCGCGTCATTTGTATGTTGCCCGTTGCCTGACTGATTCCTGTCCTCACAGAACGCGTCACAGCCGTTTCCAGCGTGTCTTTATGGCCTGTTGGGTATTTAATCACCCCAACGTCTGAAATGGCATTATTGATAGCCTCACGCACTACCTGGTTGTAAGATGCGGCCCCGGAAGCAACCAGCCTATAAGCATTGTCGCACTCGTTGATATATAGCTTCTGTGCTTCTATTGCCGTTGTCCTGGTGAAGTTTCTTATCTCTCCGTTTGTGGCTTCATGCACTCTTTGCATTTGCCGAATCATCACAGGTGATTCTTTTAATGGTGTCGGATTAAGTCCGGATTCCCGATATATCTTATCATCTTGCTGAATGGCCTTGATTCCGGCTTCTTCCATGGCTTCCTTGACTTCTTTTTCCTGCAGCTTTGTAAACTTGATAATCTGTTTCTGTATATCTTCAAGTATTTGCCCGGATTCCTGCAATACATCAATCTGCCATTTGTCGGAAGCAGTAAAGAGGTAATCAACACCGCGCCCCAACCTTGCCCCGATTCTTCTTACAATCAAGTTAATTATGTATGTTCTAAGTTGCGAGGCATATTCTTCTGACTGTTCGGTGATCCTTTGCAGGTATTCAGGTTTAAGCATCTAATCACCTTTTTCTTGAATTGCTTATCATCACAAGCGCAATTAATGTAATGCAAATTATAGCAATGTTCATTGTCGAAGTAGCCATTATACTTCCTCCTGTTCTTCTTCTCTTCTTTCCCAAAAGAATTCGATACAATCTTTTTTTACAGAGCCACGGGAACCATCTGTAAATTTAAACTCAATGAAGTTATGGTCCTTTATGAAGTTGTCACTCATGATTGCTTGCATCTGCTCATACGTGAGATTCACATCATATATTGAGCCGCCGTGGGTTGCTATGTTAATCATGTCATTCTTCTCCAAACAGTTTCGGGCTTTCCTGGTCTGCTTTAGCTTCTGCTATCATGGCCTTGGCTTCTTCTTCGCTCATGCCCTCAAACTTCTGGTAGTATAACCAAGCCGGTACTTTACCTTGAATAACATATTGCCACCACCTGGCTCTATCTTCTTCTCTGCTGTATGTGATATCACCAAAGTCATAAGTCACTTCATAAGGCCCTACCGGTGCCAGCCCGTACAGATCAGCGAACACATTCATGGCATAAATAAGGCCGTCTAAACAATCCTCTAACTTATCTCTGCAATCTTTGATAAGCTGGATCGTTCGGCGGTCGTCACTCTCTACCTGTGTGGCTGTAACCATTCCTGTTTTCTGGTCGAATACAAAGTACCCGGAAGAGTACCCCACTTTCCAGCCGACGAAGGAAAGCTCATTGTTAATCCCCTTGATTCTCGTGTCGGTGTTAAGCTCCGGATTAATTTCCTCATAAAACGGATTGTCTCCACCTCCTCCAAACATAGCCTTGGCAAAATGAGGTAATCCTTCTATGTTCTGTCCTGCCTTGTGTTGGCTTAACTTCTGTCCGCTCGGCATTGTGAGCTGGTCATCAATTAGGATTATACGGCGGCTGTCTTTTATTTCCTCACTATTACGGCTGTAGGCAATATCGAGGTTCTTTAATTCCTCAACCACATTCTTATAGATCGGCAGCCCAAGAGGACTATTGATCTCTGTGTTATTGGCCTGTGGCGTTCTAAATACTCCAAAGAGCATACGCTCCAACGGCTCCCTGTTCTGCTTCACCAGTGATACATCAGGTTCAAGTCCTGCCCATTTTGTTTCTTCCAGCGGAACCGGTTTCCCCCTATCGTTATCGCTTGTACTCACATATGCCCGGTTGCTTATCAAGTACTCGCCTGTATCGCTGTTGATCCTGTGATATTCAAACTTAGTGTAATACTTCCGGGAGAATGCCGTACTGGTAGTGTAAGTATCAATGAAGATAATTCCAGTGATATTTCCGTCATCGTCAGAATCCACAATCTTGAATGTGTTTGGCAGAAGGAAGTCTATTCCCTTACCGTTCGGCTTAACGATGAACGTCCCAGCAGCACAACCATACTCTATCCATTCCCTGATCTTAAAGTATCGCTTCTCAATCTGTTCATTCAACCACTTTGCCCGTGGGCTTCCATCAATGGTAATATGTATCGCAAGCGTAGTAAGCCGGGCCGTTTCCTCACACAGCACCTTTCCGAATCCTATTGTACGAATATCATGCTTATCGCTCAGCCAGTCAGGGCGATCCTGGTATATGTTCATGCTCCGGTTTATTACAATATCCATTTCCTGCGAGGTGACCGGCTTCACGTCAAATTCTTCTAATGCCTCATTCTGAAATTTCATGCTCCACCACCTCCTTATTGCTGATATCAGTCCCATTTAATCACCGCCAGTATGATTGAACTTTTTCCACATGCTTGCAAAATCCTTACCGTCAAATTTCAGTGTTACATTGCACTGCTGATTTTCCCCTACTGTTTTGAGTGCGTCAATAAGTGCTTCCCCAATTTCTCCAAGCGGAGTCACTATTTCCACATCGCTCTTTCTATCTCCAAGGCAGTTCCATGATGCTGTTTCGTAAATCACACGTTTTTGTCTTTGTGATGTAATACCTGAATCTACAAATTCCACATCTTTCAGTTTGCACTTAATTGTTTTTTCTTCTTCTCCATCATGCCACGCTGTCATGTTAAAATAGCCGGGCGCCATACTTATTGATCCGATGTTGCATGACCTGTATATCTCTCCATCTACAATTACTATAAATCCATCACTTAATTTCATTATGCACTGCTTCCCCTTCCTCTTGATACCGGCTCAAACGCATAGCGCAGAGCGTCAATAAAGTGATTGTTCTTATCTGGATAGCCTGAAACAACCTCGCCATTTTTGTCCCTGTCATACTCATATTCAGTTATTTCTTTGTAGGCGTGTGGTGTCCTTGCCTTATCAATAACAATAGTTCTTACCTGTAGCCATTTCATTCCATGTTCAACGCTTCCAGGACCTTTGATAGCAGCTCTTGTCACAACGCCACAATCCCTAAAGTCCTTAACTGATTTATTTTCGGAACTGTCAGCTATAATCACATAGTCATTGTATCCTTGGTTAATTATCCACTGTGCTGTTGAAGCGTTACTTTCATTGTTTGCCCTGTGCTCCGCAATCAGATATATTTTTTCATCTCTTTGGTTGTAATAGGCTCGAATAAAAGCGAATGGGTCTGGATAAAACCCCCAGTCAACACCTTGATAAATAGTGTCCATTACAGCAATTTCTTCATCTGTTATCACGCGATCGTCTATGTATGTAAATACGTTTCCGCCGTTCCCGTTTGGTATCCCCATATATTCATGCTCATAAGCCTCTGGAATCATGCGTTTAAGGCGTTCCGCATCTTCGATGAAGCTTTCTCCAAGCCACTCCTGCGGAACGTCCATATAGGTGCTGTGGCTTATAAACACGGTCGGTTCATCTTTCATCTGCTTAACGTATTTATTCGCCCAGTTGTTGGCAGACTTGGGAGGGTTGAACGATTTAAACTTAAATGCTATTTCACCACCACGCAAAGCGGACTGTTCAATATTTCGTATTTCCTCTGGTCCGTAGAACTGGTCTAATTCTTCAAACCATACTGCGCCTATATATCCAAACTCCGGCGTAATTGACTTTATTTTGAATGGATCGTCTGCACCTCGGAAGTATATCTTCTGTCCAGTAGGCTTATAAACAATTTCAAGCGGTGATACAAGACATCTAAACTCTTCTTGTAGACCCTGCTTCTCTATAGCCCACTTGATTTTAGAGTACACAGAATCTTTTAATGTGGTAGCTACTTTTCTAACCGCAAGAAAATGCACATCAGGATAATTTTTGATAACCTCTATAACATCACAACCGAAACCAGAGGACTTACCAGAACCTCTGCCGCCCTCTGCAATATATTCCTTATGCTTACGACCTCGTATACTCCTTATCATGGGGTGTAGAACATCACTAATGATATCAAGGTCCATGTGGTAGATTCCGGCGTTCCTGGCCGCTTCTGCGGCTCGTTGTTTCTCTTCTTCGGCTTCCTTAATCCGCAGAGCCTTTTCCAAATCATTGGCAGCTTTCAACTGATCCGTGATTGCTACATCAAGATCAAACTGATCCTTTTCGTCTCCCCGAACAACGCGGCTGCGGAATTCCTGAATCTCCTTGATCGAGCATATCCTAGCCGAATCTATTTCTTTCTGGCGCTCGGCTATGTAGGCAGATATGGCTTCATATGTCATCATTCGCTGTCCGGTTGTTCTCGCCGTTTTCTGCGAATATCCAGCCTTTATTGCCGCCTGTGTTGCATTTCCACCATTCTCTATGTACGCATCACAAAACGCTTTCTGCTTCGGTGTCAGCTTTTCTGCCATACGCTCACCGCCTTATGTATATCCACTAGACAGTTCACAACATCAATACCAGAAGCTGTTCGCAATATCTCATAGTCTTTCATTCTCATAGTACCGTCCCTGCGTTGCTGCCATGTAGGTGTTATCAGGTGATATATGTTAATCATTCTTCCCTGGTCCTCAGAATAGAATTGGCTGGTGTTGATCTTAATCACCAATCCCTTGCTGGTTATGGCTTTCTGTAACTTCTTCATTATCATGTTAAGGTTCATAAGATGCGCCCTCCTTCCTATTTGCCTGTCACTCCTCTTTTCACATAACAAAAGCACCCAAAGTCATAATTTTCAATAGGCACTTTCTCGGTGATATATAAATATTAAAAAAGAGACGGGGTTGAGCCGCCTCTTAATCACGTTTATTATTCATCTGCGTCATAATCTTGCGCTTTTAATTTACGTTTAATTAATTCTATGTCTTGTGGGAAAAATTTAATTACCACATAGTTAATTCCAAACGGAATCAATGAAGATCCAAATGTGGAAAATATGGATACTTTATTAAAACCATACTGTTTATAAACATATAAAATGATACAGACTAATATAATATAGCCCAATACGCTAAATAAAACTGACACTATAACATTTTGGGAATATTTATTTACGGCCCACCTTTCATACTTCTTGTCCATTTTATCGCTCTCTTGTTTTCTTTGTCTGCTGGAATAATCATGTTCTGCATTAAGAGCCATCATCGAAAGACTGTCTTGCATACTTTTAAACATAGCAAAACTGTCTTCCGGCAGGGCAACAAGCGGGCTCTCCCTTTCAGGTCTATAAGAAGCTTCTTGTTGCCCTGAATCAAAAGGGATATTGTCTACTTTTAGTTTAAACAATATGACAACATCATCAGATGTTAATTCAATATTTTCCTCACAATTATAGCAATCATTTATATAGACTACATCTAATTCTTCAATAGAGTTCCCAGTTCTAAGCAACATTGAACATTCCGGGCATCTTACACCATAATATCTATCCAGAAAATTCATTCCCTCTAGCTTTAAAAGTATTATCACGCTTGTTTTATAATCTGATTCTATGGCGCTCATTATCTTTGAAGGCGTAATATAATCTTTCGAATTAGGTGTCAAAGATAAAAAGTAGCTTTTTAATTTACTTATTTGCTCATCAGATAAATAATTTTTAAGCGTTGATAAATGAGAACAGCACATTTACTATGTCCTCCTCCATGGTATATTCCGTAAACTTCAAGTAACAATAATCTTTTTTAATAGCAAATCTAACATTAAATGCTTTTCCGCTGTATATAGGTGACAGTCTTAGAAAGCGAAACCACACTCCATCACACATCTTACTTTTTTGAAGTAATTTCTTATTATCAAAAAACACTGCTTTTGACTGAAGAGGTGTTTCATTTGCAGCCGTTTGCTCCAACTTAGATTCCTCGTCATCTGTCGCCATTATTTTTAATGGATAGCCAATCCTATCTGCTGTAAAAATCGACTTATCAGGATAACTAATAGAAAAATATTTCTCTATCATATTATCAATATCTGACATAACATCTATTTCGTATGATGGACTTAGGTTACAAATATCTTTCATAAACATTTGCTTCACCACATTGGCCTCATTTACCTTTTCAGCCATTAACTGTAAAATCTCCTTGGGAGTCTCAGCATATTTATCAAGTAATCTATAAAGCATGCCACGGAAAATGTCATACACATCTCGTGCCTTTTTTGTCCCAATTCCAAACACTAATAAAACATTTTTTATTGCACCAAGAATTTCTTTTTCTGCATTTGTAGTATATGCTGCATCCAATAAAAAATTTTTCATATATTGGTACATGCCTGATTTTGGTTTAGCTCTTCCCAATATTATTCCTTTGTCCACATAGATATCTACAAAAATTGGGTACGGACAACTTTGCGCTCCGCTTTTTTTATCGTAAATATCAATCAGTTTTCCCAAATAAAACGAAATAACCACACCGTATTCTTCGTGATTAAAGACATTGTAACGAAAATACTGTAATTCCTCAGAATATACATTATTTAAATGCGTGCAATCAGGGTTGCTCAGCAGACCATCCAATTTTCCTTTGATATATTCTTCATCATGGAGGACCTTTAGCTGATCAGCGTCAAGATCCAGCCCCTTAACATAAACATCCTTTATTCCTTCTCTTAATACTAAATCAAGCCATTCACGAACCTGCTCTCTGTTTGTTTCAGATAAATCCGCATATGAGTTTATATCTGCTATTATTTCAGGTCTACTTACGGTTGTTTTTAAATCTTCTTTTCGCTTCTCCCTTGCAAACTTTTTTAATGCAGGTAATGTTATGTAACTCTCACTTTCATCTGAAAAAGCTTCTGGTATCGCACGCATAATGTTCTCCCCTTTAGACATTTTTCCTTATTATACCACATGTCTTAAGGGAAAATATTCCAAAAATAAAGAACTTGTTTTGTATAATCAGTATAGAACATATGTTCTCTTTTGTCAATGTATACATGAAGAAAAGCACCCAGCTATAAGCCAGATGCTTTAAATACCCGGAAAATATCTTGGGAGAGTATAAACGGGTGAATTAGCTGCCAAGCTGTCACACCCGGCTGCCGTAGGGGGATTTCAGCAGGCATTCTCAAAAGGAGGTGTCTATTAAGTTTTGCTGAATCCGCGCACCTGGGCTTGAACCAGGGTTTCCAGTCAGGGGGATTACTGTTGTTCTGCCGCTGAACTATGCGCCGATATGCCGGAATCAGACCGGCATGCCCTTATGTATAAAACCTTTAAGGGAATTTTGATTTACAGCATTCGTACTGCACGATACCAAGCGAACATAAGGGGTCTGTATGTTTTCACTTGTTCCAGTTTACATTATATAATATTGTGAACGGACAATCCGGACAAAACGGACAAAGTTTTATTTTATATAATCCTCACAGCCCAGGAAGCGATTGAATTCTTTTCTCACTCCCTCACCAGTGGCTTTTCTCCCCAGTTTACTTGCAACGTCTTCCCATGCTTCTTCTTCAAATATCTTAAGATCAATTATACGCTGCATACGAGCCGGAATCCGAATCATATACCTTTCGACCTTTCTTTTTGTCTCCCCGGTTATTAATGCATTCTCTCTTAATATTTCTTCTTCGTCTTTTAAAGCCGCCGCATCTTCCTGGGTATATGCGATGCCTGAAACGTGAAAATTTGTACCAGTATAAGGGAATTCATGCAAGGAACCTTTTACAGAATCCTGTTCAATGGTTTTCTTCCTTTGCTCAAGCTTTGCAATTTTCTTGATTGTCTTCTCGTACACTGCCTTTGCATCTATGTAATCATTAAGGGCTGCGATTAATTCCTGCTTACTTTCTACTGCCATGCGCATTCCTCCCTCCTACAGCCAATAACATGCGAGTTGTAAAGTCCCAATCAAGGGCTAATGCATTGCTAATATATTTCTTTTCGCCTGGCTCTCCCTTCTGCGGTTCCTCTTGTGGTAAAAAGCTGTATCTCCCTTGATACTTCCATTCATTTTTTTCATATATCGCAACCTGTTTTTTAGGAATCCCAAGTTCTTCCTCTGCCTCCGTAGCGGTATAACTCCCTATCTTCTTGTCTCCATCGTAGACCACATAAATCTTACATTTTGACATACTATCCCTCCTGTCCTATAATAGCCTCAATTTCCTTTTCGATATTATCCATAGCCCTCCACATATGCTGAGCTTCCTTCTTCTGATCCGGCTTATGTGTATGTACCATAGTGTCACTATAGCTTTGTTTATATATTGCCACTGTATCCCTTATCTGCCGAATCTGGCTATCTTTTGATTCCAACTCGTTAGCCTGTAACTGGCATATCTGATTTATGTGGTCAAGTTTCATTTCTGCCGCTGTCATCTGCTCCACCTCCACTACTCAGTGCTGTTAATACAATCGCTGCCACAACCACGCCTCCCACTCCAATGACCGGCTTTGCTATGCCTATCATCATTGCCAACATGGAAGCTATGGTAAAGACGTACAATGCGTATAACTTAATTAAAATGATTGCTGCTTTCTTAAATTTATTCTTCATGTTATTACCCTTTCTTTTATGCTCCAATGCTCATATATCTGTTATGTACCTGCCGCAGGTGTTCTCC